GTGCATATTGGCGCACTTCCCATTGTGCATGGGGATCTATACGCTGTGAGTACACTCTAGCATATGCAGAAAGAGAGCCAGTCCACCACCATTGAGTATATGTACCCTGCGGAAGAACAGAACGAGCCTGTTCTGGTGCAACACCCCTTTTAAGCAGTTCTTCGTAAGTCTGAAGAGCATCTTTAGCGGTCATTTCATAATTACGATTCACCGTATTGTATGAATCGTCAATTGGCATAAAATCCTCAGATCCTTGCTTTGCTCCGTTTGTTGGTTTTCCACGCCAACGAGGTACATAAATTTCTGGCATATCTGCAACATAACGACGAGAAATTTCATTCTCAACAAACCCAACCTTGTGTTTGAAAAGTTGAGTGCGAATGAATATTGGGGCTTTGATTCTTAATGTTATTTGGGGATGAGCAAATGGAGTCCAATGCTTATGCTTTGCCAAATAATTTATTAATTTGCCATCTCTCTCGTCAAACGCTGTGCTTTCAGAATTGAAAGACACTCTTGCTGCATTTACTACAGTAAGATCGCTTCCCATGTGCATGACATATTGAACAAACCCCTTATCCACACCATCAATTTGCACATAATCCATTGCATAATCTCTAGCGCGTTTCCACATTTCGGGATCTATTTCTTTAATATATTCTGCAAATCTTATACCAAATTCAGCAATGGCTTCTGTTGTTATGATCCATGCTTGTTGCTCTTCACTTAAGCCGTCGAATTCGATTTCAATGTCTCCCAAGTCAACAACTTCTGAATCTTCGTTTGATTCTTCGATGTAGCTTGTTGGGAACTGTGAAGTTTCTTCCGAATCATCTGATTCAATCTCGTCTTCGTCTTCATAATATTCATCCTCGTGTTCGTCTTTGTAATCTGACATATTAGACCTTCTTCCATTTGGTGAGTCTGAACATTGCTTCCGGACCAGAATATGTGTTATGATCTATAAGTTTCTTGATTTCGTTTGAAGTTCTTCCACGCAAAATCATATCATTCACATCTTTACCAGTTATACTATCTGGCCAGATACACACAGTCTTACCAGTATTTATTAATTTGTGATATTGCTGAACCACATGTTTGTTTCGTGGTTCATTATCTAGCACATAAATCAATTTGGTTTTTGCAAACAGACTGGTATCTATTTCATGATTCATACCAAGGATTGCTATTCCATTTGGTATAAACAACGAATCTAATGGTCCTTCTAGAACATATACAATAGAATTCAGATCCACCTGATCAACACCAAAACACAACTTCTCATTTTCATCAAATTTGATAGTAACATACCGAAGTGCGTTATTATCCAATGCTCTACCCTGAAACCCTATGAGTTCCTTGTTGCGATTTAAAATTGGAATTATGAGTCTAGGCTCTTCTCCAACATCTTTATCTACCAACTTCTTAACAAATTCTGAGAAGTTTTCTGCATAATATAAAGTATTCCATAATTGTTGTGGAATTTTTCTTTTTATGACATACTGCTTGCACAGATGCTCTGTATCCAAACTGCTAACAGTTGGTAGATTTATTCTTTTCGCAAACTTAGGGGCTTCAATCTTTATCTCAGGCTTCTTATAGTTGGAATGTCCGTTTTCACCGGACTTCCACCGTTCAAGAGAATACTCCCTGCAGAGTGCAGGGGATACTGTCTCCAAGAACCTATAGATGTTGGTAGAAGCACTACAGTTGTGGCATCTATAGAACATATCATTGTTCTTTGAATAAAAATACCCTCTTGCTCTAGTTTTATTCCTTTCAGAATCTCCACAGATAGGACAACGGCAATTAGCTAGTGTCTCACCCTTCCACTTGAACATATCAAGAGAAGAAGAAACAAGATTGATGTATTTTTTATCAATGATTAATGACATGTTTAGTTACTTAGTAAAGCTTGTTCTGCCCATTCTTTCCACTCTGGGAAATCTTCATCGCGTATTGCCGGCAAAGCAGCCATGCGCTGTTCGAATGTGCGGACATCATCTTCTTTAATAAATTGTAGTTGCTTATATTCATTCATTTGTTTTATCCTCAAATTGCCAAGACTTTACCTTATCTCCATAACCCTTACGCTTAAACTTATTACCAAATCCCTGTTCTTTCTTTACCACTTCATTTTCTGCTCCTGCACCAATCAATCCTACCTGAGCAGATTCGTCAACATTGAACAGTTTCATCTTTGATCGATTGATTCCTATCATGAACTTTCGATTGGATGCCAAATCGTTGTATCGATTCTTCAACTGCTTTACCATTACCTGATTCATCTGATCTAGTTCTTCTGTTCGAATCAAAGCAAACATGAAATCTGCAGTTTGTGGCAATCCAAACGACTCTGATGTATTTTCCAATCCAAGATCTGTATTAGTATATCCATCTCGGTTCGTTTGTGTAGCAGAGAAAATTGGAACATTCTGTTCTACTGCAAGTCCCCGCAATTCTTCTGCAATACCCTTGATGTAAGTGTATGAATTCACTACTGCTGCTTTGAATCGACTAGACGAGCATATGTTCAGATAATCAATAAAGATGATATCTGGAATAAACTTTCGCTTTAGTTTCAGTTCATCTAGTAGATGTCTAAAGTGATTCACATTTGCTGTGCCAGTTGGATATTCCTTGATAATCAACTTACCCAACACACCTCTAGTTGCATTGAACAACTTCTTGGCGTACATATCTTTAGTAAACAATTTCAAATCATCAAGAGTTGTATCCATGATGTTTGCATCAATCCGTTCAGCGATACGCTCTTCTGCCATTTCACATGTGATATACAACACATTCTTATTCTGCATCATACAATTAGCTGCATGATGACACAAGAACAGAGACTTACCTACTCCGGTTCCTGCAATAACAATATTCAATGTTTTTTGTGGAGTACCATTATTTGTGATCTGATTCATATACTCAAGATCAAATGGAATCTTCTTCTCTACTGTATGGTAGAAATCATATCGCTTTTCAGCATCTTTCAGATAATCATGTCCAACATTACTATCAAAAGAAACTGCTAAAGCATCTGATAGAATAGAAGGTAAAGATGTGGTAGTCTTGTTACTAGACTTACCTTCGATGATATGAATGGATTCCAAAATGGCATTGTAAACTGCTTTGTCTTTACAAAACTTTTCAGTTTCGTGCAACAACCAAGCATCATCTTGTTTCGTTGTTACATCAAATGCACCAATATTGTTACTAATTGTTTCAAATTCGGTTTGAGTCAAATCTGTGCGATTAGAGATAGCAATCTTGATTGCATCTTGACTAGGCAATCCATTGTATGTAATAAAGAAGTCCTGAATGGAACGAAAAATTGCTTTATCGTTTCTTTCTTGAAAGTATTCTTCTTTTATGAATGGTAGAACTCGTCTAACATATATTTCATTTGTTAGTAAGTTCTCCAATATGATTTTTTCTATACTCATTCAGTTGGCTCATCGAGGTCATCCGAAACAGTCTCATCACCGGCAGACTGCATACCGTACTTGAATTCTTGACTCGCAGCGTCTTCAAGTCGAACCATTACCGCATCTGTGAAATACTTTTCTGGATTTTCTCGTATGTTCTTCTCAAACGCAGTCTTTCCATCAGGCAATTCAATGCGAGTGGAGACTTTCTTGAAAATACCATACTTGATAGCCAAATCAACCAACCCGTAATAACGATCCAATCCACTGTCATATCGTAACATGACATCAACCATCTTGTTTTCTTTGGTAATTCTACCCTTATACAGTTTGCAGTGTATCACATTTCCTACTACACTACCATCACTATCTTTCTCTTTTCTCTTGGAAAGATATACAATCGTGGATGCAGCATACTTAAGACCAGATCCACCACCCATCTCTTTCGTTGGATACATGGAACCGATGATATCGTATGTGTGGTTTGTCATGATCAATGGCACATTTGCTTTGCCAAGTTTGAGAGTCAATACTCTAAAGGTGGCTTTAATTACCTGTGCGCGAGTCATGTCCTTGGTTGTCTTACCTTCAGCAGTATCTGCCATTTCCTTATTAGTAGATAACATACCAAGACTATCCAAGACAATCATCATTGGTTTCTTTTCCTTTTGAGAAAGAGCCAAATACGAATCCAAGATAGTAACTGCTTGGTGTCTGAATTCTTCTACTGTGTTTACTGGAAATACTGCGATGCGGTTAGGATCAATGCCTCGATCCTTAAACATAGAACTAGTAACTGCTTGTTCTGTGTCGAAGTATAGCACCGCACCATCTGGGAAGTCCTTGAGAAACTGTCCAACAATTCCTAATGTGAAATAAGTTTTGCCAGTTGCACTTTCGCCAGCAATAGCCATGATCTTATTATCAGGCATCCCACCATACAAAGAGCCAGAAAGAAGAGCATTAAAAGAATAGCTCCCTGTATCCACGAATCCCTTGATGTCACTACCTTCAATGCCGTCTTCAACGATGCTTGCGAATTCATTTTTAGACTCTTTTATAATGTTTTTTAGAAAACTCATAATATCTCCTTTATTTCTTTCAATGTCGTTTCTATGTCAGCGATTTGATTTGTTATCTTTTCCAATGTAGTCAAATCAATATATTTCAAATCACCCTTTATTTGAAACTTGAGATCTTTGTGTTTTGTTCTAAGACAAGTATCAATGGTGTCTTTTGCAAGCTGACTTAATTCTTTTTTCTGCATAATATTTTTACCATTTCAAAACTTAATAAACCGAAAGTGGCACCAATGAAAGTAAAAAACAAAGTAGCAATTATTACAGAATCTATCATATGAATAAACTTTCTAAACTACTTGTCTCTTTGATTTTCCATTTCATGGTATGTAGAATGATTGTTAGTGGTTCTACAAAACTCTTTTCGAACTGTGAATTGTAATCTATAAACCTGTGTAAGTCAAGTTCTTTAGGTAAAGTACTGATAAAAGAAACGACATTCTCCCCAAGAGGATTTGGTTCTTTTAGATACACATACTTCACCTTTTCTCCTGCTTTGATCAATTGATATTTCTTTGTCAATTTCTTCTTCTTCACATAATGATTATAGAGCAAAGCACCCCTCACATGAATAGGAGTAGATTTTCGGTATATATTGGAAGAATCTGCATACTCTAACATCCCATTACATCCACGGGGAAATGCAATCACTTCCGGATCTTTACTAAAGAACTCTTTGCGAAAAGTATCAACAAATTCTCTAAGAGATGCTTCGTTACCATTCATGATTATGTAAATGGCTTTAGTCAGTGCTTCTCTTACAATCTGAGGAGTGGAAGATCTACTGGTTTCAATTCCCATTATCTTCATTTCTGGCTTGTCAAGAAGAACATCGTCTTCTGCCATATACACATTAAGCATATAGCGTTTCTTAGCAGTCCATATTCCCTTGTTGGATATGGATTCTCTCTTCATGTGCATCTTTTGGGAATATGCATTCATCAAGGTGGCAAGTTCCTTGTACTTCGATTCAATGAATGGATCGATTATATCCTTGCAAGATTTGTCCAAGAACTTTACAATCTTGTGATTGTCTGCATTTGGCATAACCTTCTGAACGAGTTTATCCAAACAGATATAAACAGAATCGGTATCGGATGCTATAACAAAATCACATCCGGTTGTACCAATGGTGGTGTTTAGGAATGTGTTGAGCGATCTCTCAATCCAACGGATTGCCAGTTGACCGGACACGGTAATGGCTTCTGCTAGATCAAGATCATAGTAACGGAAATATTGATTTCCAATAGCACCGAACGCGCTGTTCAATTGAATCTTACGAACCAATTGAAAATTGTGAAACTTGGAGATGTTGTTCTTAAGAGTTTTGATTTGTTCTTTACTAGCAGAAGAATCTAGATTCTTCAACTCTGCTTTGCACTGCAACATTTTGTTCTTGTACATTTTCCGTTCTTCGTACATTGTCTCCATCAAAGCAGGGAGAAATCCACGAACATCTCTGCGAAATGTGATACCATTTGCAGCAACAGATTCGTTTCTTAGTTTAGCATTACGGAAAATTTCAAGACAGTCCATGAAAGATGTTATGGGTTTATCATCTTCTCTGTCAAAGATCATATCGGGATTCAATATTCCTCGCTCACCCCACTCAGTCTTGGTTTCAGGTGAGATGTTGTACTGCATGATCAAATGTGGATAGAGACTGTCCAAATCGAACGACACAATCCACTTGTGTTCACCAATTAATGGCTCTTTGACATATGCACCTTCGAACTGACGATCCTTCTCTTCTATTTCTTTTTTAGGAATTACTATATTTCTTTCAATCAAGTAATGATAAATGATAGCATCCCAAGTTCGAACTTGAGAAAAGACATCGAGAAGGTTTACCTTTGCTGAATACGCAAGAGCAATTCCCAATTCCAACAATTTCAATTTTTCTTCTAGTTTCAGGACTAGCTGCACATCTTTGTGGTTGTATGCAACAAATTTATCAAAGTTCCCTGTATAAAAGTCTTGCAGACTCTCAAACTCTTCAAAAGATGCCTTGCGTTCGCCAAGTTCCACATAAGCAATATGATCTAGTTTGTAACTTTCGCGAGTAACGAATGTGAATTTTCTGTACAGATCAAAATAGTCCATTATAGAAATTCCAACAAGATCATATACTGCAAGATCTTGATTGCGAACAACTACTGTGCGAGACTTCAGTTGTCCCCAAGGAGACAGTTTCTTTGCAGACTTCTCGTCAAGAACACGAGATATTCTGTTCACCATATATGGAATGTCGAAAAATCTAACATTCCATCCGGTAACAATATCAATGTCTTTGTCTTGCCACATCTCCAAGAACTGCTCAAGCATTACTTCTTCTTTTGTGTAGCAATACACATGGTGATCAGCATCTACAGGAGTTGCTTTTCCTACACAGAATGTATATGTTTGATCACCAATACGAAAAGTGATTACATTGATTTTCTGATCTGCTTGTTCAATCGAAGGAAATCCGCTCTCACATTCTGTTTCAATATCAAGATAGGCAATTCGCAATTGATTTGTATCATATACTACATCTTTGGGATACTTGTATCCGATGTATTGATAAACAAAATCATTGTTTCCATATATTTCAAATCCAGAAACATCTTTATAATCTTCTATGAATTTCTTGGTGTCATCTATGCTACCGGGATTAATTGGTTCGACATACTTACCATCAAGTGTAGTCCACTCCGTCTTTTTGTTTGATGTAACAAACATCGTGGGCTGAAATGGTTCAGCGGAATGTATCCGTTTGCCATTCTGATACCCACGATATAATATGCGGTTTCCGCGAACCGCAACATTTGTATAAAAAGTAGAACTCATTTAATCCTGAATAAGAATTTTAGTAGAACTCGTCTGACGCTCTCTGTTCTCTTGCTTTTCCATCATATATGCATAGAAAAGAACAGAGTAGTTAATGATATCCATTATTGTATCAGTTAATTTCTCATCCGATACTGCAAACTTTCCAGATTCTGTGAAAGAAGATAAACGGCTCATCTTATCTGTAAGACGAACCATCATACCCTTCTCAGTTGTAGTAATTCCCATCGATTCTACGCGAGTGAAGTTAGCAAATGGCTCTTGGCCACCTTTTCCAGCATAGTCATGATTTTTGGCTTTCATTAGTTCTAGTGCATCTTGGCAAAGACCTTGATGAAATGTTAAAAGATCTTCTCTTGTTACTTTGTATGGTTCGTTCATGATGAGATTCCTGTAGATCCAAACCCACCGACACGGTTGGTTTTCTGTTCCGGTGCAGTATAACATTCTTCTACTGTATAGTCAAGAGTTTTTACCAATTCTCCTTGGGCAATACGATCACCATGATGGATTACAAAATCTTCATTTGAAGTATTGTACAGAATAATTTTAAGTTCATCGACATAATCAGAATCTATAATACCCTCTGCGTTTAAGAGGGTTATGCCATTTTTGTATGCCAATCCTGATCTGGCATGAATGCGAACAGAATATCCTTTTGGAATATCAAGAATCAATCCTGTAGGAATTACTGCTCTTTTCCCGGCAAATATCTTGAAAATTCTACCACAGAAAGAAATATCAAAACACGCAGATTGTTCTGTTGCAAACTTGGGAAGAATTGCTTCTTCATTTGATTTATAAACTTTAAGCACCAATTACACCCTCATAAACTAATTTTCTTTGGATCATTTCAAGTAGTTTTTGATTGTTTTTTGGTATACCTCCATCAATATCTGTTACATGAAAATATTCTAATTCTCGTCTACTACTTTCGAACCATCGTTTGTCGTAGTCGCCGCCATTCAACAATGTCGTTATCGAAACATTAAAATGTTTTGAACACTGATACAAATAATATTGTTCTAAAAATATTGTTGGAAGATAAAAACATAGACCAATTGCATTATTGTTCATATTTTGATAACCAATTTGATTCGCAGGATCTACTGACAATTCGTATGCAGAATTTGCATATTTGTAAATAAAATCTAAATCATTTCCACCAAAAATGCCAGTATTGTATGAATGATCATTTGTATCATCTCTATTGCAATAACCAATATTAGGACATAAATTATAAAATGCATCTAAATCATACCATCTATCTGGTGGAAGTATTTTTTCCACACTTTGCACTAAAACTGTAGACATTAATTTAGTTTCAGGAAATGGTTTTGCAACAAAAACATCATAATCAACATGCAAAAAAGGATCACCGATTTGAGCTAATTTTCGATATGAGTATAGTTTACCTAAAGCCCAATTTAAATTTGCTGGCAAAGAATCTAATTCTGTGCTTATTGTTGTATATCCAACATCTTCTAAAGAATCCTTTCCAACACTATCTGTTATTAAATGAACTTCTCCATAGTGTTTTTTTAAATAATGTGCAGATAGTCTATGGTAGTCAATGATGTATGATTGTGGTATTTGTTGGTATCCACCAGACCAATATGACATATAAAATTTCATGAATATTTTAGCTCCTTTAATCCGTGTTCATATAATTTCAAATAAACTGCTTCTTTTGTTTTGGGATGAGATTTGTATCCTATCAAATGTGTATATCCCAATTCAGATGCTTCATTCTCATAATCTTGCATTTTTCCATTTAATAAAAACTGGACATTTTGATTAAATTTTTGAGAACAAACATACAGATAATACTGTTCAGTAATACAAGGTATTGGATGCTTTTGCACCTTTGAAATTTCATTATAGCATTCTTGATTGTGTTTGTCTATAGCAAAATCAATAGCACTAGAAGAATATTTTTCAATAAATTCTAAGTTATTTCCACCAAAAATACCAACATTAAATGCAATTGTCTTTTCGTTTCTATCTGGTATTCTACCTATTAAATGAGTATTGATATTATATTTTTTTAACATATAAAAGCTATATAAATCGTATACTTTTTCTTCTTTATGTTGACAAAAAACTTCACTTTTTAATAATGTTTCTGGTAAACTTTTCCATAAAAACACATCATAATCTATATGACAAAAAGGAATATTATTTTTGCTTAAAAAATTATAAGCATATAATTTACCTAATGCCCAATTGTTTTTTTGCACCGGGACAGTATCCAAGTGGGTAGAAATTGAAGCAAAAGGCAATTCCGAAAAATATTTCTTTGAATTGCTATCTGTTATTAAATGACACTCACCATAATGTTTATTAACTAAATGGACACTCAACCGATGTATGTCCAACATATATTCATCCAATTCACCATAATAGCCATTTGACCAATATGACATATAAAATTTCATTGTATCTCCATATTAAAATATATCAAAATGCTATAGAGAAAAAATCTATAGCAAAAAATCTAGGTAGTAAATTTAGATCATAAACATAACCAACAGCACAATCTTCATTTTCATTTAATAATATAGGAGTGTATACTTCTAAATTTATTATACCCCCTATACCGTCCCAGATTATGATATTATTTACAATATTTGTATTTTTTTCTACTAATGCATATTTCATTTTGTTATCCGATTGCAATTATTTTTACATAACCGTTTCCGCCAGTACCACCCGTACCGGCGGCAACATTCTTAGAGCCACCTCCACCACCTCCACCACCTCCACGATATCCATTTGCTCCATTGTTTGCAGAAGTTGATGCACCTCCACCACCACCGGCTCCTCCAAATCCTGCACTAAACATACAATCTGGACAAATCATCTGATTTGAGTTTATAGTAGCAGTTGCCGTATTTATTGCACCACCAGAATAAACAACATCGCCTGGAGAATAATCACCGGACAGACAGTAAGAAAATATAGATTTATATATGGTAGCATGTGCGTCGAAATCGGCACTAGAAGCATTCATAAATTTTATACCACCTCCAGTTTGTGCGGTGCCAGGGACTGTGGTATAAGATACTCCCCCACCGCCACCACCACCACAACTGTAAGGAGAAAAAACATGCACTGTTCCGGCAACAGAGTCAGTTGAACCTCTTCCTGCTCTTCCACCAATTCCGTCAAACGGACGCGTTAAAATAGGATGTGTTGTGTTTGTGCCTGCGTGAAATGGCGCGCCATTCCCGCCGGGAGTGAGTCCGTATTCACCAAATACAACAGAACCAAACATTAACGATATTCCCGCACTAACTCCAGAAGCTGCCTGTGATGTTGGACCAAATGCAGCCGATCCGGCAAGACCATATTGATTTCCAGCAGCGGATATAAATGGATTTTTTTTACCAGAAACCCCAATGGTTGTTGCACCACCACCACCCCCATTAGAGGCTGTTGCACCATTTGATGCTGATCCCGCACCACCAGAGCCACCGGCTCCTATTATAATATTTAATGTAGTTATTCCATTTAATGATTTTTTATCTATTTGAGACAGTACAAAATTTCCAGAATTACCACCAGAACCACCAGAACCACCGTTTCCAACCAAGCGCACGCCACCGGCGCCACCACCACCACCACCCACAGCAAATATAATAAGTGTTTTTGTATTTTGTGGCACAACATATACACCACTAATATCAAATTCTTTGATATCTATTACACTTGAATCTAAAGAAGAAGGAAAACCAAAAAAACCATTATTCATAATAAGCCGCTCTCCACAGTATTGTGGATTGTAACATTTAATCCATTAGTAATTTTCAATGAAGTTGTAGTACCACCGGGAAGCACCATACCAACGGCTTCCGGAAATTCAACTCTCAGTGCGGCGGTAGTCGTACCGACTGTATTTGCTGCAACTGCTCGTTCTGCAATCAAATAATCAGTTGCACTGATTACAACATATAAACTAAGTTTACCTGCTGTATTTGTTGTTGGGACAGTTGAATATACTCGAATAATTCTTTTACCAACTCCTGCTGCTGCAGTTGTGGCTAATGCTGCTGCGACAGTAGAAGATGCTGTGGTTGCTGTAGTAGTTCCTTCAACGAGTGGTTGTGATGTGTATTGTGCTGTTGTTGCCATATAATTTCCTTTAAATAATTCCTAGAGTAAAAAGTACTAATTCTGCACCCGGAGGAGTTGCCCAACTCAGTGTGCCTGAACCGTTTGTAGACAACATTTGTCCACCACTTCCATCCACAGATGGTAGAGTCCACATTTTATTTGCAGTGACGGTTGCTGGTGATTTAAATCCAACATAATTCGAACTATCAGAATCATAGAATCTGAGTTCTGCTTGAGCAATCAAACCAAGTAACCCATCAACACTAGTACCATTTGCTGCTGCTAAATAAATGGTTTCAAGACTAGCATCTATTGTCAATACAGTATTAGTTAGGGCTGTGCCAGCATAATCACCTATTTTTATTGGAGCACCATCCGGATTGTCTCCTATATTCAATCCATTTCCTGCGGTGTCTCGTATGAAACTTTCGCCGGGACTTGCCATGCTAATAGGAGTGCCACTAATTTGTAATGGTGAAGAGCCAACGAAGAAATCGTTTGGCATAAAAAGACCAGTTGTTTGTGATATATCTAAAGATCCAAATATAGTAACGGCAATAGTGCCGGGTGAAGTTATTGGGGCGACTGAGTATTTACCACCTATAACTATATTAGTATTAGAAGGGGTTGCGGCATCTCCACCAATGTTTATATTTTTAGTAGTTGACCCAGTAGTAGGGGTGAGTATTGCATTTCCTATGTTTATAGTATAAGTGGCAAGAGCAGCAGCATCTGTTGTTCCCAGTATGTTTATGGTAGTAGCTACTCCACCAATATTCAAGGTACGAACTGTTTCGTTCAGTAAATTAAATGATGCGCTTGTTGTAGTTAAACTAGTTAAGATTTCTGGAGAAGTACCAAATACTAATTTACCACTACCTGTTTCATCAGTTACAATACTTGCTATTTCAGCCGAAGTAGCAGTACCAAATCCTACAAGAATACCAGAACCATCAGCTGCTCCAATATATGTGCGCTTATTGGTAGTATCTACTGCTAATTCATACTGCGTCAATGCTGCTGCTGCAGGTGCGGCGGTTCCGCGTTTAACTAATATTTTTGATGCCATAAATCACTCCAGATAATTTCATTATATCAACATGATCAATGAAGTCAACAATATTTAGTAAGTATCAGCATCCAATACAGACTCCGCTGACTTCTTCTTTTTGGGAGAAGCAACTTGGAGTTCTGTCATTTTTTGTAATTTCTCTAGTAAATCACGATTTTTTGCTTGTTCTACCAATAAAGTAGCCTCTAACACTAAATTAGAATTGGCTGCTTCTTGATATTTTCTTTGCAAATAAGGTAAAATTACCGTTTCATTATAATTCACTTCATTCATAATATATTTCCTTTAATTATTAATAAGTTCCACCGTCAATGTTCGCATCAAGGTAATTAGTAGTAGCATTATATAGTAACGAAGAGTTGTATTTCAATCCTTGACTTGTTGCTGATGCATCACTTACGAATGCAAGGTAAGAAGTAGTATCGGTAGAACTTGCCATAGTCACTGCTGAAGCATTCGATGCAGTTCCGGTCAATGTTGCTGTTATCGTGTTTGTCCAAGCAGGAGCACCAGCACCACCAGAGGTTAGAATATATCCGCTTGTGCCGGCACCAAGAATTTCGAAACTATCAGCATCTGAATAAACTATACCACCGTTTACAGCGGTAAGATTTTTACCACTACCACCATATGCCATACCGATTGCAGTTCCTTGCCATGTACCTGAACTAATTGTACCAACTGATGTAAGCGATGATCCGACTACACCTGAGCCAAGTCCAGTTGCAGTCAATACATTTGTACCAGCGACTTTATATGCTTTGCCGGTAGCAACATTCATGTTTTCTGAACTTGTCCAAGCAGTATTTGTATTATCATATTGCAAAGTCTTTGGACTGGTTGCATCTGCGGTAATACCAGCAGTATCAGCGCCTGCGTCTGATGTATTTCCCTTTCCTAATGTAATATTCTTATCTTGAACATCAAGATTGGTTGTATTGACAGTTGTGGTTGTGCCAGCGACTGTCAAGTTACCATTAATTGTTACAGTAGATGTGCCACTGGACGAACCAATTGTCACATTCGTTGTAGATCCTGCTGCACTTCCTGTACCAATGTTGACTGTTTTAGTGAAAGTACTTGCAGCAACACCAGTTGAAATATTTGTAGTGGATGTTCCAGTACTATTATAACCAAGAGTTGCTGTTGTTGCAGCACCAAACGCATTTACTGTAGCCAAGTTGGTGTTGAATAATGTAAGTGTACCAGTTGAACTTGAAGCAAGAGTTGGACTTGCACCATTTACATTCATGGTAGTTGCATTTGCAAGAGTTACTGTAGCATTGTTGATGGTTGCTGTACCAGTAGCAGCACCTATTGCTACTGTTGTGCCAGCACCTGCCAAGTTAACAGTAGTTGCAGTTGCGTTGAATACTGTTGCAGTTGTTGATGATGTAGTGATGTCTCCACCATTTACTGCCAAGTCACCAGTAACAACTGTATTAGCATTATTGATTGTCGTAGTACCAGTAGCAGCACCTATTGCTACTGTTGTACCGGCGCCTGCCAAGTTAACAGTAGTTGCAGTAGTATTAAATACATTTGCAGTTGTTTGACTAGATCTTATCGTTGAACCAATTTCTACAACGGATGAACCACCATTTGCAAAATTTACAGTACCAGTTGTAACTCCAGAAAACAAATTAACAGTTCCAGATGTTACATCACTACTGAGTGTAGTTGTACCAGCTGCTGTGCCAAGAATTTTTACAGTATTACCAGTATATGCACTTCCGATATTTACTGTACTTGCAACAGCAGTAGCTACTGTTGGAAGAATATTACATATTTTTGGTTGTGATATTCCCGTATCAGATCCGTAAAGGTCAATTACTCCACTATCACCGCCTGTAGCACTTACATGTGCTCCGTTAGATATTCTTAAGAATGGATAATTTGTACTTCTTGTAAACGAAGAAATAGTATTAACATTACCTAAACTCGATTCATAAGATCCTGGTTGATAGTAAAATCGGGGTCCGTTTCCAACATTTATGATGATTTCAGAAGAACCAGTTGTTGCGCCCAGTGTTATCTCCGTTGTAGATCCTCCGTCACCACCAGTACCAATGTTGATTGATTTGGTATTCTCTGTTGCAACAGCACCAGTTGAAATATTTGTAGTAGACGATCCAGTACTATTATAACCAAGAGTTGCTGTTGTTGCAGCACCAAACGCACTTACTGTTGTAGCACCTGTATTAAATACAGTAGCAGTTGCACCAGTAGTAGTAATGTCTGCACCATTAACAGCAAGATCTCCACCAAGTGTCAAACTTGCCGTAGAGGGATTGTATGTTAAAGGTGTAGTAGTATCATCAACATATAAAGTCTTACCGGATCCTGCAGTTGTACTGAATACCAAATATCTTGTAGTATTTGTGTCATCTGAGGTAGTCGATACTGTAGTTGCCGAAGATGCATCTGCCCAACTTAAAGTAGCAACATTAGAAGAAGGAGCAGTAGATGCTAATACTTGACCAGCAGTAGGATCTGTTGTAGGAAGTACATAAGTAATATTTGCGGCTCTAGCAGAACCACGGAATGCTGAATAGTTCGAACCGTCATCAGTATCTTCTAATAAACGAATTTCACCAGCTGCGGTGCTACCTTGACTGAAAGAAGTTACTCCGGTAAAAGTACCACCAGCTTTTGGCATAAAGGTGGTATTAATACCACTTTGAGTTGCCAGCTTGGTTGCGCTTGTCCAATCGCCAGGAGTTGCTTCGATTTGAGCACCAACCCAGATTGGAGTTGTGATACTATCGTCAGCAGTCTTAAGGAACACCTTGGGAGTGCTTGTATTTGCTGCCAGCTCTCCCGCATTTGTTACATTTGATGCAGTTGGATCGGTTGTTCCGCGTTTGATCTTAATTACCGACATTGTTCATATTCCTCTATTAATAGGTTCCGCCATCCATATCCATACCAACAATATATTCCAGTTCGTTGTCCGTGTTTCCACGAATACCTGTATCGGTTTCAATATAACCAGAAACAATTAGATTGCCTGCTATATGTATATTACCACCAGAGTCAATAGTAGCTGGTAGAAACACCAATTCTGTCCATTTTTCGTTCTCTACAGCATTATTTGGTTCACTTAATTTGAAATATTTATCTACATCGATCACATATACAATCATTCCAGCTTCTCTACGAGCAGAAGAAATATCATTTCTATCTGTTAGAGCCTGTACAGTACGCAAAGAACCCAATCCATATTTTGGATTAGTTACCGGATATGTATCCGTTTCTGCTGTAGGAGCGATTGCTGCTCCTACGGTTACTGTTCCTGTAATTGCCATATTATGTAAAATCCAATCTTATAGATCCAGTTAATTCATTCGCTGATTTATAAACTTTATAGGTTGAATTTGTATAACCATTATTTATACTATGAGAACTCGATACCTTACTAAACGCAGATAATTGTCCGGGTGTCTGGTCTATGCTCAAAGTAGATAAATCATTTATACTACTATGCACTAAAATGTAAATAAATCCAGAACCGGAAGATATTGATGCTCCTCCACTTGATGTAGCAGGAGATGTACCAGATACGAAATAATCAGTTCCTCCTGTTATATCAGTTACATTTGTAATGTTTGTATAATCAGACTGGGTGGAGCGACCGACATATATCTTTGGACGCCAAGTGACTGTTCTGCTACTAGTTGCATTAGAATATGCAACATCATCCTGAGTAACCGTCAGACTAAATGATAAAGTTGCTCCAGCAGTTGTGCTGCTGACTGTACCAATTGCCGGATCGTATGCAGTTTGATTGGATGCAGGATTGAACACAGAACTTCCTGATGCTACTCCCGACCAAGCTAGAGTTGCAATATTGGCATTTGTTAGATTCCCAATAACCCATGTAAAAGACGGACTTGAAACACTTTGTCCCAATTCAACTGTTGTAGAACCAGACATAGTAAATGTCGAAACAGTTGCCGGCTGAAACGGATATAATATTCTTTCTAATACTGTAATTGCATCTGTTCCTGCTGCTATTGTCGTTCCAGCAGGAATTCCAAAAATATCAGTTGCTAAAGTAGCATCATTTCTATCCCAAACACTACCAAGTGTACTTATTGATATTGAATTATTTGTGTCGCTGTAATCTATATCAATGTTATCGCCTGCTACCAAAGTAGCAGCAAACAAGTCTCGTATTTGTTCTGAAAATTGCGCCCCTATAGTACCAGTTTCAATGTAACCAGAAATAGTGAGATTGCCGGTTACAAATATATTCCCGCTCGGTCCTGCTTGTAGTGTATTAATTCCATATACAGTAGTATCTTCTGATGTGAAATTTAAATCATTTGTCTGAAACTGAACAGTTGGGGTGTTAACAGTCATTTGACCACCCAAGCATTGCAACGCCAATTCTTCTGATGGTGCTATTGTAAGTGTAGAAGATCCAAAATCCATTCGTGATCCATCGACTGGACTTGTATCAATTTTTATAATCGCCGATTTTGCACCAGTTCCATTCTGTAAAGTTTTTATCTCGAATGAATCTGGATTTCCATCTTGTATCGCAAATGCTATTCTCTGATCTCCTACCGTACCAAATGCGCCGTCAGACATGCTATTAGCAAATGTTTGTGTAAATAAAAGTCTGGCATTTGTAAATTTAGTGGTATTCGTTTCAAAATCTAAATATGGGACTTTATCTGATTTTGATATATTCTGTGTAGAAAAAGATCCAGATTTCAGATCCAGAGAAATCCCCCCATCAGTATCTACAGATATTCCATTCTTACCATAAACATCTATAGAAGAACCGGATCCAGAAACTCCATTAAATATAAGTGTGTTACCGTCTGTGCTATCATCACCAATATAGATTTTCTTATCGGGTATGTTTATTGCCAATTCACCAAGAGATAAAATTCCCGGTATTGTACCGGGGACTAGAGATCGTTTTATTTTAATTTTTACATCAGACATTTAAAATTCACCACCATCAAGTTCTGCACTGGTTATTGTAGAAACATCAATCTCACCAACATTCAATTTATCCAAAAACGAATTGCTATCCACTGTAACTATAGAAAGAGGAGAAAGAATACCCATATCACTCTGCAAAAACGCTTTAATATTTTCTAATGTAGGATATGCTTCTACAGTATTTGGTGCAACTGCCAATACTGATTTCGTCCTGTTATCGTAATAGTAGAGTTGTTTTGCCATTTTAGGGAACTAGAACAATAGTGGTTTTTTGAGAATTCCTTTTGATTACTATTGTATTTATAGTCCCTCTTTTGTGGTAAACTTTGCTTCTTTGATTTTCTGTTATTTTTAACTTTCTCATGCTGCCTCCACAGAAAATTTTCCTTTGAGAAGCATAGTTTCTATTCCATTTGCAACATATACCAGAGTGTAAAAATAATTAACAGGTTGCAGCTCAGCCAAAGTACTTGAATAGATCTCCATGTTGGCTGTACCATCTGTCTCTATATTCAATTCACCATATCCGGTGTCTGAATTGGGAAATGGCATAGCACCTTCCATGATAGTTCCATTAGAATGTACGGAAAAATATACATCATATGGAAGA